AATACCTAGGTCCATACGATCAGGGCGACACTAACAAGGATGGCCCGGCCAGTCCCAGCCAACCCAGGGTAACGGGCAGTGATTTAAATGAGACCACGATCCAGGATCTCTTGTTCCTAGAGAACAGAGATCGCAAATATTCAGACGATGTGTATGTTGTGAGGGGCATTTACAACGTGCAGGACGCGGATTTCAACCTTTCACAGTTTGGAATGTTCCTGCAGAATGACACACTGTTCCTAACAGTGCACTTGAATGACATAGTGGAGAGGATTGGCAGGAAACCCATGTCAGGAGATGTCATAGAGTTCCCACACATGAAGGAAGATTATTCATTAGACGAATCTATACCCATAGCACTGAAGAGATACTACGTGGTCGAAGACGTCAACAGGGCCGCGGAGGGTTTCTCACAGACATGGTGGCCACACCTACTGAGATTAAAGATGAAGACCTTAGTGGATTCTCAGGAATTCAAGGACATAATCGGTGATGCCACGACAGCAGGATCCATGGCCAGTTACATGAGCACCTACAACAGGGAGAAGACCATCAATGATCAGATAGTGGCACAGGCGGAGCAGGATGCACCAAAATCAGGTTTCAACTACAAACAGTATTATGTTGCCCCAATCGACGAGCGTGGCAACATCAGGACAGAGAATGTCAACACAGAGGCACAGAGGGCCAGCAGTGACAACACTGTGAACGCCGTCATAGATACCCCGGCCAGTTCACACTATGGTTTCTACCTTGACGGAGACGGAGTGGCACCCAACGGAAATCCCGCAGGATTTGGTATATCCTTTCCAACGTCGGGAGTTGACCCGGGAGACTACTTCCTAAGGACGGATTACCTACCAAACAGGTTGTTCCGTTATGACGGCACCAGATGGGTCAAAGTTGAGGATTCGGTCAGGATAACTACAACTAACAACGATTCAAGGGCAAACTACAAGACCAGTTTCGTCAACAACTCCACCAGTTCTACAATAAACGGATTGACTGTGGAGCAAAGACAGGCCTTGACCGATGCCCTTAAACCAAAGGCTGACAATTAAAAATGTTACATTTCTACGAAGGCCAAGTCAGAAAATTTTTAACTCAGTTCATAAGGATATTGAGCAACTTCTCCGTGGAGACGGGCAAGGGCGCGGATGGTTCTGTGCAGTTGAGGGCGGTGCCTGTGACCTACGGGGATCCGACCAGACAGGTGGCCAACATCATACGTAACAATTCAGAGAATGCGTTACAGTACGCACCAAGGATTGCCTGTTATGTGAGGGAATTGAACTACGACCGGGACAGGATGCAGAATCCCTACCACATAGAGAAACAGCATCTCAGAGAACGTGATTACAACGAATCAACTGGCGAATACACCAACCAACTGGGTGCTGGATACACTGTGGAGAAGGTGATGCCTTCGCCGTTCAGGTTAGAGGTCACAGCGGACATATGGAGTTCAAACACGGATCAAAAACTGCAGATCATGGAACAGATCCTGTACCTGTTCAACCCAGACTTCGAGATACAGAAGTCCGACAACTACATAGACTGGACCAGTCTTAGTTACGTGGAGTTGACGGGCACAACATTCAGTTCCAGGACCATACCAGTGGGCGCAGATTCAGAGATCGACGTGGCCACACTGACGTTCTCCATGCCGATATGGTTGTCACCACCTGTGAAAGTCAAGAAACTAGGCGTGGTACAGAAGATCATAATGAGCATTTACGACGACGATGGCGGAATCGCCAAAGGTCTCATAGACGGAGAACTGATGTCGAGAAGTTACGTGACACCAAACAACTTCGGACTGTTGGTCACGGGCAATCAACTGAGACTGTTGGGCACAACTGGAGTGAATGTCGGTTCGGGTGGCGATGGATTCCACACCGGAGCCAATGAACCGTCGAACTATGACCCTTTCGAAACATTCGGACCAGCGGTGAACTGGAAAGTGTTACTGGATCAGTATGGCAAGGTCACGAACGGCACGTCACAGATCAGACTGAAACAGCCAAACGGAAACGAGATCGTGGGGACTATCGCGACAACAACACTGGATGACACCATATTACTCTACAGCATAGATTCTGACACCATACCTTCGAACTCGCTGACCGCAGTGAAAAAGATCATAAACCCAGCGACGTTTGACCCAGGCACACCCGCAAACGGTGACAGGTACCTTGTGATCAATGACGTAGGTGATTCCACAGCATCATTCCAAAGTGCAACGTGGGGCACACTGGTGGCAGGGGTTGGCGACATCATAGAGTACAACAGCACGACCTCAAAATGGAACGTGGCGTTTGATGCATCAAATCCTGACTCAACACAGCACTACGTGACCAATCTCAACACTGGAATACAGTACAGGTTCAATGGTACGGAATGGGTCAAATCGTATGAGGGTGTTTACACCGCTGGTAATTGGAGCATAGTGTTGGATGGTGGCTACAGCCAAAGCGACGACGCGGACAACAACGACGCACAGACACCTTGATAAAATACACATAAGTTGTTATAATAAGATATGAAAGAAAACATAGTCTGTTCTGGCGCACTGTTCTACAGCACTTCTACGAAACGTTTCCTGTTCCTGCAACGCACTGATAAAAAGACTGCTGGAATGTGGGGCCTCGTGGGTGGACAGGCCAAATACACGGAATCGGCTTTCGAAGGTCTCAAAAGAGAAATCCAGGAAGAAGTAGGTGACACTCCCAAGTTCAAGAAGGTCATACCGTTGGAGATGTTCACTTCCAACGATCAGAAATTCTTCTTCCACACCTATCTCGTGGCCATAGAGTCAGAATTCATACCTAAGTTAAACACAGAACACTCTGGCTACTGCTGGACGGCATTCGAGTGCTGGCCCAAGAACCTACACATGGGACTGAGGAACACCCTAAACAATAAATCCATAAAAGGTAAGTTACAGACTATATTGGATCTTATAGTCTAATCGTTCTTGATGTAGGTTTTGCCGGTTATTTTCTCAATGTCTCGCACCATCTCTTCCATGTTGATCCTCACTGTCTTGCCAGTTTTGACATTTCTGGAGTAATATTCCCATTCGCCCTCTTGGTTGTGCGGTGATATCTTGGTCACGTTGCCCGCCTCGTCCCTCACATAAACTTCTGCGCTTGATGCCTCGTCCTTGGCGTATATGTGGGCCTTGTCTGCCACTGTGCTGGGATCTGATCCCACAGTGAGTGCGATAGGGCTGTCAAACGTCTTTGCTCCGGTTATTGTTTGTTCTGTTGATACCAACACCGTGTCCGCCGTTGACGCACCTGCTGATCCCCTCAACATGTGTACCCTGTATCCGTTCACCAGTGTGCTGGCACCCGATGTGGATGCCGCCTGCACGGTGACAGTTGTACCACTTAGTGACGCTGTGAATGTAAGCTGGTCTGTGCCCTTGGTGTTGACTATAGGTCCCTGTGTGACGTAGGCCTCGTCGTTGGCCACCACCATGACCTCCTGTATTGATGCCGCCCCTTCCGTGGCGTTGTAGCCCGTGAACACGTAGAACGCTCCCGTGTAGGCCGTTGTGGCGAAACTGTCCACGGTGGTCGCACCTGAGTCCACCGTTGTGGCCTCTACCACGTTGATGTTGTCTCCGGTTGATGCTGATTCATCGTCCGCCAGCAGTATCCTGTACACCGTGACCCTGCAGTTGGGTGCCTGTGCGGATGCTTTCAAAATCACTTCCGTTGAATCGATCTCCGCGGTCAGCGTGATTAGGTCATTGTTGCCGGTGTTGACGTTGCCGTACTGTGATATGTATGCGCTTGATCCATCGTGCACCACCAAGGCTTCCGTGTTGGAGAGTTCTCCCGTTGTGGTGTTGTTGACGGAAATGTAGTACTTGGCACCCCTTGCGGATGCCAGAGCGAATCCGTCTATTTTTTCTGCGGCGGAGTCAACGTCTAAATTTATGTCCGTGGTAACGTTACCCGTGTTGGTCGCCGTGGTGTTGTCACCTACCGCTATACGATAGAAGCTCACTGAGTTCACAACCGATCCGCCCGTGCCCAGCAGTCTCACGTTGCCGCCCGCCACGTCCGCGGTTGCAGTTATATACGCGTTGGTGGGGTCTGATTCTGTAATGTGCGAAGAGGCCACGAATGCCAATGTGTCATTGTGCACCAGGCTGTGCTTGGCCGTTGAAACCTCGTCGTTGATCTCGTCCCTGGTCACTGAAAGGTACCATGCGGAATCAAAACTTGAGGTGACGAACTGATCTATCACCGATTCTGTTGTACTAATCGCTGTAGCTGATCCCGTTGATGTGTCGTCCGTGTTCTCAGCCGTCGCTGTCGTGGCACCCAGTTGTGCCCAACCCCCCGCCGTGGTGTAGCCCTCTATGGTGTCCGTTGAACTGTTGTATCTTATCTCACCCACTGACCCACTTGGCCTCTGTGCCGTGGTACCGTTTGGAAGCCTAATGGCGTTGGTCGTTGCGGAGGCGTCCAATGCCGTGGTGGCGTTCATGGTGATTATGGTGCCACCGTCCGCCGAGACAGTGATCGCTCCAGTGCCCGAATCTGTCACCGTAACGTTTGAATTGCCGTCGGCTATACTAGTGGTCGATACAGCACCCACTTGCGTGTCAACGTAGGCCTTGATAGACTGCTGTGTGGCCAGTTGTGTGGCACTGTCTGAAGCCATGTTGTCCTCGTCCAGTATCGCCGTGCCACTCACTCCTGTGTTCAACACGGCACTGGTCAAGGTCTTGTTGGTCAAGGTGTCTGTGCTAGAAGCCGTAATGTAACTGCTGAGATCTGGACCAGTCACGGTCAGTGTGTCACCACTCACCGCTGTGGTGATGTTGGTTCCACCCGCTATCTTGAATGTTTCACCCGTGCCCAGTGTGGCACCTGTTGAGTCATCACCAACTATCTGTATGTTGGTGTCCACATTTATACCGGTCAAGGCCGATCCGTCACCAGCGAACGCTGTCGCCGTCACTGTTCCTGCTACTTGTAATGCTGTT